TTTCGTTTGTAATCAAATCTGATATTGTTCTGGAAGATATATAGTTAGCTAACAGGAGTACATCATGGGTTTTATGAAACCAAAGGCAGTTACACCGCCACCACCACCCCCTCCACCGCCAGAGCCAGATATGGCTAAAGCTACTGCTTTGTCAGAGGAAGCTATCGCTACAGAGCGTAGAAGGCGCAAAGGTGGTGGGGCTACACAAGTAGCTGGGTTGACTGCAACACAGGCAACAACATCAAAGCCAACATTGTTAGGATAATACAATGGATGACATTAAAGCCATCATTAAAAGGTTTGAAGCCTTAGAAGGTCAGCGAGATAACTGGCAAAACCATTATCAGGAACTTGCTGATTATATGCTTCCACGCAAAGCAGATATTGTGCGGAAGCGTACAAGAGGCGAAAAGCGCATGGAGCAGATCTTTGATGGCACAGCTTTGCAAGCTGTTGATCTGCTTTCCGCTTCTTTACATGGTATGCTAACCAGTGGTGCTAGTGCTTGGTTTCATCTGGCGATGAAAGACCAGACTGTAGGTCGTGACCAAGAAGTACAGGATTGGCTAGAAGATACCAGCACTCGTATGCTTCGTGCATTTAATTCATCAAACTTTGAGACTGAAATCCATGAGATGTATGTGGATTTGGTTGTGTTTGGTACTGGCTGTATGTTTGTGGAAATGGATAAGGGCAAGTTGCGTTTTAGCACACGCCATATATCTGAGTTTCATATTGCAGAGAACCAGTTTGGCTTAGTTGATACAGTATTTAGAAAATATAAGCTGCCAGCTAGACAAGCAGTTCTTAGATTTGGATATGAAGAATCTACAGATTATATACGCAAGGTTTATGATAAAAGACCAGATGATGAAGTAACTATTCTTCACGCAGTTATGCCGCGATATGATCGTGACCCACAGAAAATGGACAGTGCGAATGTGTCATTTGCTTCTGTCTATGTTTGTATGGAAACCAAGATGCCACTATCTGTTAAAGGCTTCCAAGAGTTCCCTTACATTGTTCCACGATTTTTGAAGGCAACTGGTGAAACAATGGGGAGATCACCTGCGATGGTGGCGTTGCCTGACGTTAAGATGTTGAATCTTATGTCAAAAACCATCATACAAGCGGCACAGAAGCAGATTGATCCTCCACTGCTTGTGCCTGATGACGGATTTATCCTCCCGATCCGTACTAACCCAGGTGGTCTAAACTTCTTTAGGGCTGGCAGCAGAGACACGATTACACCGTTAAATGTAGGTGCAAATATTCCTATTGGCTTACAGATGGAAGAACAAAGACGCATGGCTATCCGTTCTGCGTTTTATGTTGACCAGCTATTGTCAGGCGGTGCGCCTAACATGACTGCTACGGAAGTCATACAAAGGCAAGAAGAACGCATGAGGGTGATTGGCCCAGTGCTGGGAAGATTGATGAATGAGATGCTACGTCCGTTGATTGACAGGGCATTTGCGTTAATGTTGCGTGAAGAAATGCTGGCACAACCACCAGAGATACTACAGGGGCGTGATGTGGATATTGAATATGTTTCACCATTGGCTCGCGCACAGAAGTCTAGCAGTCTGAACAATACTATGAAGGCACTAGAAATTCTTATGCCACTGTCACAGTCATTGCCTGTTGGGGATCATATTGACCCTGATGGCCTTGTGCGCCACGTTACAGACGCTTTGGGCGTTCCTAAGACGGTTCTTATGTCTGACGCAGAGATACAGCAACAACGTCAGCAGAGAGCCGCACAGCAACAGGAGATGGCTGAAAGACAGCAAGACCAAGAAGATGTTTATACTGCGGCACAAGCGGCACAAGCAGTTAGAATGGTACAGAAATAATGCAAGAGCCTAATAAGCTAAAGTTAATGTATAACGACTTGTTTACTAGCGAGGCTGGCAAGCAAGTGTTGGGAGATCTAGAGGCACGTTGTAACTGGCGTACTTCTAGTTATGTAGCTGGCGATGCCAATGCTACAGCCTTTGAGGAAGGCAAAAGAGCAGTGCTATTGCACATTCACAATATGTTAAGAGAGGATTAACAATGTCAGAAGCAGAACAGGCAATCCAACCAGAAGCTACAGAAGCAGCACCAGCTACGCTGGCTACCCCTGCCGAAGTTGCCCAAGGTGGATCTGGTAACGACTTCTTAAACTTGATACCAGAAGATATTAGACAACACCCAAGCCTATCACCTATTAAGGATGTGGAGAACCTTGCTAGGTCTTATGTAAACGCACAGCGTTTGATAGGCGCGGATAAAATACCTATGCCAGTAAATCCAACAGATGAGGATCTCGACAGGATTTATAGCAAGTTAGGCAGACCAGAAAGCCCAGAGCAATATGGGATTGCTGCGGATGGTAATGTTTTAACAGAGCAAGAGGCTAATGCTTATGCAGATATAGCGCATAAGTTACGTCTTACACCTGACCAAGCTAATGGGGTTTTAGAGTATTATCGCTCTACTGTGCAGAATGGTGTAGAGCAATTAAATACAACTAACGAAAAAGCTATGGAAGATGCCGCATCTTCTTTGCAAGCTGAATGGGGTGTTGAATATGACGCTAAAATACAGTCAGCGCAAAAGGCTGTTGACCAGTTTGAGGCTGGCGGCATCATGGAAATGCAACTTGCAGACGGAACAAAGTTAGGAAATCACCCTGACATTATCAGAGCATTTGCAAAAATTGCTGATTTCAGGCAAACTGTAACCAGTGAAGATACGGTTTCAGAAAGCACTTCATCAATGGGTATGTCAGTCCAACAGGCAGGGAATGAGATACAAGCTATCATGGGCGATAGATCTCATGCTTATTGGGATAAGAGAAACCCACAGCATCAACAGGCTGTAGACCGCATGGCACAGCTAATGGAGATGCAACATGGCAGATAGCTTATCGCCTGTTGAAGTGCGGTTAGAGTGTTTGCGTATTGCGGTAGAGTTTGGTACTCAACGTGATATGTTAAATCCAGAGCAGTTGGTAGATAAATACTATCAACTGGTCACTCAGGGTAGCGGTGCAAATCGTCCTGTTGACAATCGGAAAGACGATAGACGCAAGCAGTCTTAAAAAGCTAGGCGTGTCCGTTATCGGGTAGCACACTGCAACTTCGTTCAAATGTAAAACTGTAGAAAAGGAGTGACAATATGTCATCTCAAGTAACTACGGCATTTGTCCAGCAGTATTCTGCAAACGTGCAGATGCTATCACAGCAGATGGGTTCTCGTCTGCGTGATGCGGTGCGTGTAGAATCCATGACTGGCAAAAATGCCTTCTTTGACCAGGTAGGCGTAGCCACTGCGGTCAAGCGTACAACTCGTCATGGGGATACCCCACAGATTGATACACCACACGCAAGACGTAGAGTTTCGCTTGTGGATTACGAATATGCTGATCTGATTGATGATCAGGATAAAGTTCGTATGCTTATCGATCCTACATCATCTTACGCAATGGCTGCTGCCGCAGCTATGGGTCGTGCGATTGATGACGAGATCATTGCAGCCGCTACTGGCACTGCATACACAGGTGAAACAGGCTCAACAGCTACAGCGTTGCCAGCCGCACAGCAGATTGCTGCTGGTGGTACTGACATGACTGTTGCTAAGTTGCGCGAAGCTAAGAAGATTTTGGACTTAGCTGACGTTGATCCTTCTATCCCACGCTACATTGCGGTTGGCCCGAACCAGATCGAAGCCCTGCTTGGTGATACAAACGTAACATCATCAGACTTCAATACTGTTAAGGCTCTGGTGCAAGGCGAAGTTAATCAGTTCATGGGCTTCACCTTCATCATGTCTAACCGTTTGGCACTGTCTAGCTCTACTCGTTCATGCTTTGCATGGGCAGAAGATGGCTTGGCATTGGCTGTAGGTCGTGACGTTAATGCTCGTATTGATGAGCGTGCAGACAAGGGTTATGCAACTCAGGTCTACTACGCAATGAGCATTGGTAGTACACGGATGGAAGAAAACAAAGTCGTTCAAATCGATTGCGCTGAATAAGGAGATTGAAGAATGGCTACTGTATATTCCGTACAAAAGACTAAGTGGAATCAAAATGTTCCAGCCGAAGCTATTGATACCAATGAACTTGGTGGTCGTATTCGCGTAGCACACGCTGTTTACGAAGCATCTGCATTGGCATCAGGTGACGTTATTGAGATGTTCAACATCCCTAATGGCGCACGTCTGCTGGAAGGTTCACTTGCACATGATGCACTTGGCGCATCAACAACACTGTCTGTAGGACACGAAGCATACACAGATTCTTCTGGTACTGCTGTGTCTGCCGCAGCCGCAGCTTACAAGGCCGCAGCCGCTTCTACATCTGCACAAAAGGTAGATGTGTTAGCTACTCTGGCACTAGGCTCTGGCACAGTTGTTGACGCTAACAAAGATGGCTTGCCTGTCACAGTGACAATGGGCGGTGCTGCTGGCACTGGCACTATTGAACTGACATTCAAGTATGTCATCGACTAATGCAAATCAGAGAGGGGCAGAGCAATCTGCCCTTCTCACCATTAGGAGTGTGTGATGCCATCAGTTGTGGATATTTGTAATGAAGCGATGGATCTGCTAGGTGCAGCTACCATCATTTCTTTAACTCAGGATTCTAAAGAGGCTCGTCTGTGTAACAGGCGATTTGATACTGTTAGAGACAGTGTTTTAAGAACGCATCTTTGGAATGTGGCACTTACACGAAAAGAGATAGCAGCAGACTCTACTGCTCCTGATTTTGGTTTTACATACCAGTACACTTTACCAACAGACCCATATTGCTTGCGAGTAGTATCCTTTTGGAACTCTGTCGTTGATAATGAAATCGCGGCATACGACAGCAATGTGATGTATAAGATTGAGGGACGTAAGATACTTTCCAATGAAGGTACTTGCAAAATTACTTACATAGCTAGAATAGACGATACAGAGTTATATGACAGTCTGTTATCTTCTGTGATTGCATACAGATTAGCGGCTGATACAGCTTATGGGATTACAGGCAGTATGTCTGTGGCTCAGAATATGCAAGCCTTGTATGAAGCCAGACTAAGGGAAGCAAAGGGTGTGGATGCAATGGAAGGTTATCCAGAGCAGCCGCAAGCTAATGAGTATATTGAAGTAAGGTTCTAAAATGGCGAGAGTATCAACCATTGTAACCAACTTTCGGGCTGGTGAACTTTCGCCAAGGTTGGAAGGCCGAATTGACTTAGACAAGTACAATGAAGGCGCACAGACTTTACAGAACATGGTTGTTTTTCCACAGGGCGGTGCTACTAGAAGGCCAGGCACTTACTATGCTGGTGCGGCTAAAGATGGCGGCAAAGTACGTCTAATTAACTTTGAATACAGTGATGAACAGGCTTATGTCGTTGAGTTAGGCACGAACTATATGCGTTTCTTCAAAGATGGTGGCGTACTTACTGAGGCTACTGTTTCTATTACTGGCGCAACGCAAGCTAATCCTGTTGTTATTACAGCCGCATCTCATGGCTTTTCTAATGGTGACAGGGTTATTATTAACAGCGTTGTTGGTATGAGCCAGCTAAACAACAGAGAATTTACTGTTGCTAACCAGACTACCAATACCTTTGAGTTGTCAGGCATAGATGGCACAGGCTTTGATGCGTACACATCTGGTGGTACTGTAGCAAAGATTGTAGAGGTTACAACAACTTACAGCGTGACAGACATATTTGAGATTAACTACGCACAGTCTGCTGATGTTATTTATCTGGCACACAAAGACCATGCACCAGCCAAGCTAACAAGAACCACAGCCACATCATTTACGCTGACAGATGTAGATTTTACAGATGGACCGTACCTTGATGAGAACATTACCAGCACAACTCTGTATGCTTCTGCGGCTACAGGCAGTGTCACGATTACTGCATCTGCGGCACTTTTTACTGCCAGCGATGTAGGCAGATACATACGCTTTAGAGAAGTATTAGAGATTAACCATGTTGAATGGGCTGCTTCCACCAGCTACGCTAACAATACATCTGTGCGTTATGACGGTCATGTATATAAACAAGTAACAGGTTCTACACAAACATCAGGAAATACACCGCCTGTGCATACAAGCGGCACAGAAACTTACGGTAACATTGATTGGCAGTATGAGCATGATGATACTGGATATGTTGAAATCACAGCTTTTACAAGCTCCACAGCAGTTACTGCTACAGTTAAAACAGATGATGGCGGTATTAGTGTGTTGCCTGACCACATTATTGGTTCTGGAAACGCTACTACAAGATGGTCATTGGGTGCATTTGGTGGTGGTCAAGGTTATCCAAGAGCCATAGCGTTCTATGAACAGCGTCTGTACTTTGCTGGCACTATAGGACAGCCACAGACAATATTTGGTTCTGTGTCGGCTGACTTTGAAAACCATACCCCAGGCACTAACGATGATGATGCACTTAACTTCACCATTGCGTCTGACCAAGTGAATGTTATCAAGCATATAATACCAGCGCGTTTCTTGCAGATTTTGACCACAAGTTCAGAGTTTACGTTGTCTGGTGGGCAGGGGACACAGCCTGTTACGCCTACAAATGTAAATATCTTGCGTGAGACTACATTCGGCTCATCTGGTGTAAGGCCACTGAGAGCAGCTACATCCACCATTCTTATTCAGAAAGGTCAGGAAAAGGTTAAGGAAATTACCTTTGATGAGCGTCAAGATGGCTTGGCTGGTGTAGATTTAACCATTCTTGCAGACCACATTACCAGAGGTGGCCTCACCGATATGGTTTGGCAACAAGAGCCTGAGTTGCTTATTTGGTTTGTGCATACTGATGGCAAGCTAGTTGGGCTTACCTATGATCGCGCTAATAACGCTGTAGGATGGCATACTCATCCTTTAGGTGGGTCAGGTACAGTAGAGAGCATCACAAGCATCCCAGAAGGCTCAGAGGACACTGTATATGTATCTGTGAAGCGTACTATCAATGGTGCTACTGTTAGACACATAGAATACATGAAGCCAATATACTTTGGTGATTCGGTAGAGGATGCTTATTTTGTTGATGGTGGTCTGACTTATGACGGCTCTGCTACTACAACAATTAGCGGTATTAACCACTTAGAAGGTGAAACTTTGACTATCTTGGCTGATGGTGCGTCACACGCAAGCAAGACAGTTACAGATGGCAAGATAACACTGGATAGAAGTTCATCTAAGGTTCATCTGGGGTACAACTACGAATCACTGCTAGAGACATTGCGTATAGAAGCTGGCGCAGAAGATGGCATATCTCAGGGCAAGATTAAACGTATTCATGGTGTGACTGTGCGTTTCTTGGACACTGTAGGTGCAGAGGTTGGACCAGATACGGCTAACTTAGACCGCATACCATTTAGAAGCAGTGCAAATGCTATGAACCAAGCAACGCCATTGTTTACTGGTGATAAAGAGATATTCTTCCCATCTGGATATGACAATGATTCTAGGGTAGTGGTGCGGCAGAACCAGCCATTGCCTATGACTATTTTGGCTGTAATGAGAAGGTCTAATACATTCGATGCCTAATATCGTGCCTTTTAAAAAAGAACACTTAGACCAGATTGATCTAATCTTTGAGATGACACAAAGCGGCAAGGAATCTCTTGGCTCTTATGATGGCGTTATTGGCTACACTGGCATAGAAGATGGTAAGGTTCTGGCTACAGGCGGTGTGCATCCAATGTGGCAAGGCGTGGGTGAGGCATGGCTGTTAGTAGGCAGAGAGGGCTATGAAAAGCCAAGAACAGTAGCGAAATGGACAGATTATCTGTTTCGGCACATACAAGAAGAATTTGATTTGTTCCGTATTCAGGCAAGCGTATCTGCTTTAGATCTTACAGCTAATAGATATGCACAGTGGCTTGGTTTTGAAAAAGAGGGTATTATGCGTAAGTATGGCCCAGATGGTACAGATTATATTCGTTATGCGAGGTTAATGTAATGGCTGAACAGACCAAAGCCAATTTTAATTATGAAGCTGTCCAAGGTGGCTCGTCTGTAATTAGTGGCATTATGGGCTACAAGGGCAATATGGCCGCAGCTAAAAATGCAAAAGCTGTTGGTGAATATAATGCTAAAATTGCCGAAAACGAAGCAATATTGCTTGCTAGACAAAAACGCGATCAAGAGGAAGCATTAAGAAAGCAGTCTGATAGGTTGGAAGGCACACAAAGGCTTGCGGTTGCTGGATCTGGCGTTCAAATGACAGGCAGTCCATTGCAAACTCTTGCAGATACTTACTTTAGCACTGAGGCAGATGCCGTAAATATTCAATATGCAAGCACTATAGAGCAGAAGCAAAAAGCATCAGAGGCGGCATTAGCGAGAACAGAAGGTGCGGCAAGAGCAGCTTCTCTCAAGTATGCCGCTTATGGCTCATTATTGTCTGGCATAGAAGGCGGTGCAATGGCAGCAGCATCAGCAGGGGCAGGGGGTTAATAAATGCCAAAGATACCTTTATATAATCAAGGGCAAGGTACGATAGTACAGACTGCGGCTGGCGCATTATCACCTAGAGCAAGTGCGGCAGTGTTTACTGCACCTGGACAAGCACAAGCTGCTTTTGCAAAGCAAGCTGGTAATGTGGCGTTTAGGTTTGCAGAAGAACAGTTAAGAGCAGAGACAAACAGGGTTTATAGTGAAGAATTGAAAACCTTTGATGAGCAGCAGCTTGATTTTAATCTTAACAACAAAGACACAGACACAACTGTTTACGCTAAAAACTACGAAACTTTTTCAAAAAATTTCTTAAATAATCTGCGTACAAGAACAGATCTTAACGATGGTCAAAAAGAAAAGATTGAGCAGAAACTAATGCCGTCAATTACTGCTAGTAGATTGCAGGGAACAAGACAGGCATTTGCTAGAGGGCAAGACAGAAGGCGTATTGCCAACAATGAATCTCTTGCACTTATTACAAACAAGATAGGTCAGACGGCTATTGGCTCTCCTGAAAGGGTGCGGCTTGAGGCAGAGGCTTATGGAATAATTGATGAATCTATTACTGATGGATTGGGCATTGATTATAGCCGCGAATCATTTGGCAGAGGTGTGTTTGCTCAAGATATAGGCATGAGGTCTAACAATGCTAAGTCTGTGTCAGACTTTGAGTCATTGCGTAACGAGTTAGATGATGACGTTACTTTAGGCTTTAAAACAAAAGAAACTCTTAAAAAACAGATTGCTCAAGATGAAGATAATTTTAGAGCAAACTTATTACAAAGTGGCGTAGAGTTTGTCAAAGCATCAGAATACACTTTTCAAGAAGCTGAGTTAGCACAGCAAAAATTAGACAAGGGAGAGGCGTTTATGCTTGGCGGTCAGATGTTTGATCCATCTGATTTAAAGCCAACTCAGCGTGGTCAATTAGCTTCGGTTCTTGCTAGTGAGCAAAAAGACTTAGAAGATTTATCAACGCAAAATATCCAGAACAGCCTTTCAGAATCGGATGATGCGTTTCAGGCATCACAAGATTTATTCAAAACAGAAAATAGGCAAAAGTATTGGCAATCAGACGAGCAACTGGAAAGCGTTATTCTTAATAATGCAGAAGATATAACAGAACGAATTGTTGCTGACATCACTGCTGGGAATGTCTCAAATGCACAGGGACTAGCAAATGATATGCAATCTGTTCTAAGCATGATTAACCATGATTATCGTGGTGCTGGTAGCTTGTTGCAAAGAGAAGGCAGTTTAGGTGACACTGCCGCAACATTGCAACAGAAGATAGCAACCGCACAGAAAGACTTGTTGAAGGCTGTTCAGACTGGCAATCGCAAGATTGGCGGTGAAAACTCATTAAAAAGGGGTACTTTTACAGCTTTTAAAAATGCTGCGGATTTAACCGAAAGTGAAGAAAAAGATATCATCAATGATACTCTGGATTCACTGGTTCAGAACCAAGAAAGCCCTGAGTTGTTTAATGATCAGCAAATAAACGTAGCTGCAAAGAATAATGTTAAGTACGAGAAGTGGGAAGATTACTTATCTTTAGCTGCCGCTAAAATACAAAACCCTGATGTGGATGTAAGCGATTCAGATATTACGGCTGCTGTTGAATTGTATAGAACAATGGATCAAAGGGAACAGCTTTTGCTTTTGCATACTAACTCAAACTCAAGGGCTGTGTTTGATTCGTTTATGATATTAGAAAAGTCTTTGGGTACAGAAGGTGCTATAGAAACCATCCGTATGCAAAGGGATGACATCAATGTAAATGCTAAATACAAAGAAATTGAAAAAGAAGTAGAGCAATTTGTAAGCGATACTACAACACATTCATGGTATAGCTATATTCCATTTTTAGGAGATGATGCTGAATTTGTACCAACAAATGTTGCTCAAATACGGAATGATATATCATTGCTGACAAAAGAGTACATCAAGACTGGTTTATCTTCCGAAAAAGCATTGGAGAGAGCCGCGACTGAGTACGGCAAAACTCATGTTAGAGTTCGGAACATTGTGATTCCTAGAACAAAAGACTTGCCTATGAACATAGAGGAACTTGCAACATCTGCTGTAAATTACCTTACGGACACAGAAGTTGCTGTAGAAGGCATGGGCGGTTCGTATGCAAACAGAGCAGAAGCAGTGGCGGCTGGGATTGTACCAACAGCAGACGCAAACCTTGCAAGACTTATACAAGAAGGAATCATTGACCCTAATGACTTGTCTTTGTTTCCAATAGAAGGGCAAACCCAAGAGTGGTTTCTTGTAGAAAATAATCAAATGCCTGTTATGGGTGAGGATGGCAAAAACATAAAGCTGACCTTAAATCAGCTACAAACAATACATGATGCCAGCGCAGCTAGAAAAAAAGAAGAAGCCAGGGTTAGCCTTAATAAGCAAAACAAAATAGATTCTGATTATCAGCTAGGCATAGGTCTTTTTGAAGGGCTGGGTGATTACGAAAAGCAAATAAAGAAAGCTGAACTAGAGGGTCGTTCACTCACAATAACTTGGGATGATATAAGCGATCTTTTCGGAACAAAGTTCACAAGACAAGAAAAAATCAACACAATGCTTAATAACTGGGCTGGCGAGTAATGGCAGAAGAAACTCAGCAGATACCAAACGCAGAAGAAGAACAGAGCCGTTTGGCGGCAGCTATCGAGCGTCAAAGTGAGTTAAATCTTCAAGCAAGAGAAACCGAAATGCGTCAGGCAGATTTGCCTAATTTGCTAGAAGAAGAAATTATACAGCCTTCACAGCCTCTTACCTTTGCTGAAATAACCGAAGCAGAAAGATACGCAGAAAGACAGAAAGATGCGGTGTCTTTAACAGATGCAGTAGGTGCGGCAATAGATGAAGATTGGATTAGTTCATGGGCTTATATGGACAAGAAGGAGTATGAGCCTAACCCAGAACTTCAATTTAGTGAAGAAGATTATGCAAGGCTGACAGAGGGCTTG